GGTGCGCGAAAAAACGTTCTATAATGTAACCGGCTCAAATAAAGTTCAGCTAGATTCGCTTGGGATGGTCTCTAATTGGCTCTTTTATTTTCAAAGGAGCGACGTTAATCTGCGCAATGAATGGTCTAATTACACAAATTGGCCGTATAACTATATGCCAATGGATTTAATTCAGGCACCGACGGATGGCGTTTATCCAGTTACAAGGGTTTACGAGAATTATAGCGAAACTGTGCAAATTGGTCCGGGCGTCAATGTAGACGGGCGTCTCACTGGATGGATGATTACGGGACCATACAATATTCAAAATGACAAACACATATTGGTCAATTTGGGAATATTATTAGACGGGTCTTACCGTGAAAATATTCAACCAGTTGGCATTTTTAATTACATTGAAAAATATGCGAGAACTAGCGGTAATGCGCCGGATGGACTATATTGCTATAACTTTTGCGTCAACTCATCTTTAACTGACTTGCAGCCGTCCGGCGCAATTAATATGAGCCGGTTTAACCAAATAGAGTTCGAGTTTAATACAATTATTCCTGCAATCGACCCACTCGCACAAACTCTCACCATATGCGACCCTCAAACGGGGAATATTATTGGAGTAAATAAACCTACGTGGCGAATTTATGAATATAATTATAATTTATACGTGATGGAAGAACGATTAAATATGATTACCTTTTTATCTGGCAATTGTGCGCTGATGTATGCAACGTAAACATTATGTGTTAACCGCATTTGCATTTGGAATTGCATTTGCATTTAGGAATGCGCATGTATTGGTCAAATAGTAAATAGTCAAATGGTAAAAATTTTATATTTGACTATTATAATATGAGTGCAATTTCTGGCGATTTGTTGAGTGAGAATACAAATATTATGGAAGAAAAAAAAATGCAACAAAAAAACCGCAAGTCTACTCAGACAAATATGTTTACTGTCAGGAACTTGAAAAAAATAACGCGAGTGACACTGAAAGTGTTTATGAATATAGCCATGCTGTTTTTAGGTGGCTCCATATTTTGGCATTATGGAATTATTTGCCATGCAGGTCTTTTACAAACAAATTTCCCACATGACTATTATGAGCGCGAAAAAGAAAAATCCCCCCAAAGTGGGTTTGACAAAATAAAAATACTGAAAACGCAGGTTCCCATATATAGCATGGAGGATGACAAGAATGTGCAGCGGTGCTCATTTGTGCATTTTGATGAAGCGGACATTAATAAACAATTTGAAGGAACTCCAAATGACAAGGGCAAGCAAGAAAACGCCAGTTTGCTATACAAATTAACCGAAATAAAAGAAGGTGCTGAAAAACAGGGCACCGGATTTATAAAATACTCCTTTATAAATTATGTGCAACGGCTAATTATTTCGGATTTTAAAATCATCAGCACTTATTTTGAGTTTTTTCATAGTGTTTGCAATGAAAGTGTGGGGCTAATGCTGGGCGCATTGTTTTTAATACCATTCGTGCCTATATACATGATTTGTCATATCGCATCCAGCATAGGATGTTTTTTATTATCAATCATAGATATTTTTAAAACTCCTCACTATCAACCTAAAACAGAGAGTGGGTCCGGTTTGTCAGATATCGGATTTTTATGGATGTTGAAAATAATAAAGAATTCGCTTTTCCCATGCGACCCAAATGCAGCGAAACCAGAATATGAACCGCTAACATGGTGGGACCTCTTTATACGGTTGTTTTATTTGTTCTTTTATTGCACGATGGGCATAATGATAGGCGTTTTCTCATCTATTTTTTGCGCACTTTATTCTCTTGTCAAAGTGTTTGCAATGTCCGGCACAGTGGACGTTCCCAAATCTAGTGAAAATGATAAAACAGGTAACCCCATAAAATCCAAAAAATTCACCATTTTTCATCTATTGAAAAATAATTTACACTTTTATAGCAGAGGATATTTAATCGCATTCACATTAATGCTTATTAACCAAATATACATAGATATGAGCCCCACTACTGCCATTGGCTGCATATTCGCGGTAATTATATTGGTGTTTGGAACAAATGTGTTTGCCAAATATGTGGTAAATCCGGACGACTTTTCCTCTTCTGGCGATAAATGCGATGCATCTACTGATAGAGCGCCTGATACACCTGTGGCCCAGCCGGTTGCGCCATTAGACCCTATGTCCCAAATGAACGAAAACGCGCCACAACCGCAGGTTGCTCCATCCGCACCTCTTATGCCCGTAAATGTAGAAGAGGTTAATGTTAATGTGGATAACCCGCAAAGCACAACAATTGAAATGAAAGGAGGAGAAAAACAAATGAAAAAGACATCATGTAAAACACAAAGGAAGAAACCATCAGTAAATGAAATGTCCCAATAAGTATTTAAAGATATTGCAATTGTTAATGCAAATGAAATCTACAAAAAGCATACATACAAATGCATCAAATGCAAATGAAAAATTCCCATTTGTCAGCATTTGCACGCCCACTTTTAATCGTCGCCCATTTATTCCCTACATCATCAAATGCGTGGAATACCAAACATACCCCAAAGACCGAATGGAGTGGATTATTATTGACGATGGCGCCGACAAAGTTCAAGACATATTTAAAGAGGCGATTAAGACGAACCTGCTCTTGCCCACCATCAAATATTTCCAAAATTCCACACACATGACACTCGGCAAAAAACGCAATGCAATGCATGAAAAATGCACCGGCTCAATTATTGTCTATATGGATGACGACGATTATTACCCTCCAGAACGCGTGTCTCATGCAGTGGAAACTCTCCTTGCCCACCCCGAAGCCTTATGCGCCGGTTCAAGCGAGATGCATGTTTATTATGACGGCATTAACCAGTTAGTTAAATGCGGTCCCTATGGACCATCCCATGCCACTGCAGCAACGTTTGCATTTAGAAAAGAACTGTTGCAATTTACCCAATATGACAACACCGCCGCAGTTGCAGAAGAGCGCCTTTTTTTGAAAAACTATTCTATTCCGTTTGTTCAGCTAGACACTACTAAAACCATTCTCGTGTTTGCGCATATTCAAAACTCGGTAGATAAACGCCGCCTCATTGAAGAGCCTAGCCAATATGTGGGGCCATCGTCCAAAACGGTGGACGACTTTATTAAACATCCCGATTTAAAAGCGTTTTATGTAGGTAATATAAACCCACAGCTAATAACATATCCTCTAGGAAATCCTGAGCATAAGCCGGAAATGATGAAACAAATTCAAGTTATGAAGGAAGAACGAGAGCGAATGATGGCGCCTATGCAGGATATGTATAATGGATTGATGGGACAAATGAATGAAATGCGCGCCGGGTTTGAAAAAGTTATTGATAATAAAGACACCCTTATTAATGCGCTTATGAAAAAAATCAAAGAGTTGAAAGAACAGAACGAAGCATTGCAATTAACAATTAACGCCGGTAGCGCAACATCAAATGCCTCAACTATTGAAATTGGACCAAGATAAATATAATAACTTATTTGTTCGTAAAATAGCTTAAAGACATATTGCAAAAAGATATTATAAAAGGAAGAAGTTATGGATTACGACGACAACTTTAACAAGGCGTTTCAAGACCACGACCTATTGGACGCAAATTCGGTGAAAAGCGGTGGTAAACGAGCGACAAGACCAGTCGTTCAGTTTACCGACAAACATTGTCATACCGTAAAACGGCTCTTCAACGACATTTATAAGGATGGAAAGGTTCACAAATTTATTGACATCCAAATGTTTTCCAGTGGATTAGCTGGGTCAAACATTCGTAATGCGGTTACCGGCGAGTATTCAAGACACCTTGTCGGCACTCTAGAACAAAACCTGTTTTTTAAAGTGGTCATGTCTACAGGTGAATTCAAGGGTGGAGTGTCGCCAGTGCACCTATATTACATTAGTCCTGAGCAGTTTGAAGCGCACCAGTATTGTGAGGTGGATGAACAAACCCGCGCTAAGTGGAATGAAACTTATGCGGAGACTTGTGCAAAGTTGGGAATGTAAAATGATACATGATAAATATTAAATATAAATGTAAACATTCATAATATTACTTAAATATTATTATGAATATAATCATTATTGGAATGAACTCGCAATCAACTCAAACAAATTGTCAAAATGATGAGTTCAATGGACAAACATATGCCCCTAAACAAACCAGCCTACTTTTGAAGACCACCACTAGCACAATTGCATCTGTTGTCTATGCATTAAAACAACGCCAGTATGATTTTGCACTCTGTAACGCAGTTGTATTATTTACATCTGTTAATTATTGGAGAGACCCTAAATATACTTGCATGAGAAGATACATTGATATCGCGGTCGTTCTTTCTTCCTTATTTTATCACATGTGCGCGGCGTTTCAATCCCAACGTGCGTTGCAATACTACACCATCACTGCACTAGGCATGTGTTTTTATCATTTGGGTTGCGTTCATTATAATGATAAAGACTACTGGAGGTCCGCGTATTCGCATAGCGTTCTCCATATATTGGCAAATTTGGCGCAAATCGCGTTATATTCTGGCAATCGCCATATCGCGTAATAACTGATGCCTTCTAATCCATTCCACTAATGTCATCCGCAATGTCATCCAAGTCTTCCGCACTCTCTTTAATAAATTTGTCTAAATACCGATATATCCGGTTAATATCCAATTTATTTATTTCGTAATTCTCAAATAGCGCCAAAATGCTCGCGTCATCCTCGCACTTGCTCTTCAAATCAATAAAAAAATAAAACAAATCATTCTTGTCCATGCCCAGTTGCTGACATAACGACTGGATAAAAATAGAATTGTTGTATTCAGTAGAATATTTGGTAAGAACTTTGGTAAACCGGATATCCCCAGTGGCCGTTGCCGTTGCCGTCGCCACCGCCTTTGGCTTTTTCTTAAATGTAGAATGATACAGCTTGTTGTTTTTAAACGTTTTAATCAATGAACTCAACTCGTTGAATTGCCAAATCTGTTTTTGAAACGTAATGCGGTCAATGTAGTCCGCAAAACAAATATTATCCAACACTTTTAAATAAAATGGGATTGACGTTTCTTTTTTCATTTTAGAAATGCTGTCAATAATATTCTCGTGCCACAGTAACCCGACAATGGTGCGGTCCGTCTCGTTCATTATGTTTAAATGCTGGTCAATACTGTGAGGCACATTAATCAACTTTTGCGCGATTTGTTTCGTATCATCATTATGCGACTTGGTTTGAAAAATATTGTGAATAATGTTCGTCTGAAGCAGGTGTTTATTGCTCGTATAAATATCATAAATGTTTTTCAGTTTTCTAATGTCGCCCTGAACAAATTGGATAACATTGGTTTTCAACTCGTCTTCAATAGTGGGCATCAGGTGATTAATAATATTCATTATCTGTGGACAAGTGGGCGTTTTCAGTTCAATCACATTACACACCTTCATCAATTCTTTAATTTTTTTATCAATGTGGTAATTCCCGATGCATATGATTGGATTTAAAGAGACCTCTTCTAGGCGCTGTTTTTTCGTCTTTTTGGGGCGAATTAGTTTTATTAAGGTATTAATGCCGCCCTTATCGCCATTATTCATACCATCAATCTCGTCCATGATGATGACGATTTTTTTCGCCTTTTTTTGGAATAAACTCATAATATTTTTGTCCGACATATTATGTTTTGTAATCGTATCAATAATCTGTTTATTGCGAATGTCGCCTGCGTCATACTTAATGACATCATAGTCCAACGATTTCAATAAATCCATTATAAACGTCGTTTTACCGATGCCTGGATTTCCATATATGTATATTCCCTTTTTAAAGAGAAGATTTTGCTTGCTCTCCTCAAAATTAGACAAGATTTTGGTAATTTTAGCAACTTCTTCCTCTCTATTTAAAAAGTTATTAAAATCAATATTATTCATATTATAATTATATTGGTATTGTTTTTATGTTGATTTGCACTCAATTGGTTTATTGTATTGATGTAATCATACATGGGTCTGTTGTTCCATAAGTAATTCCTTCCCATGCCGTCTGGCATGTATTTGCCCATTTTTTTTTGTTGCATGCACCGGCTGCACCTACATAAACCCCTGTTGTAAAATTTATTCCGCTAGTCGGGTTACATGTTGCATCGTCAATAATTGGCACGTTACTAGTTGGTTTGCAATTACCTGAAGTATCCGCTTTCCAAAAATCAGGGCATTGAGGAACAAGAGGAGGCCACGGTTGTGTTGAATTTGATTTTTTAATTTGGGTTCCAATAAAGACTAATGAAACAATTAAGATGACAATTGCAATAATAAGCACTATTTTTTGAAAATTAAGGGTTTGTGCTACTAATGCCCCCGTGGTAGATACATTTTGCGCGACATCCATATTTATATGTGCATATAAAAAATAAACTGCAATGAAAGGTGGACTAACCAATTTAGGAAATATTCATAAATCATAAATCATAAATCATAAATCATAAATCATAAATCATAATCTCTTATTATCATAATGAGAAGCAGAGCTAGGACTAGACGCGTGCAAATAAATGCGCGCAATAAATCTCAAACTCTCAAAATGAAATGTCCGTCTAAATATAAACATTCCCCGCTTGTGCAAAATATATTGCAGGAATGGAAGGCGCAGACAAATGGGAAAGGTCACATTGCAAGAGACAACACCACTATTTATAAATGCGACTATTATCTTTCTTTAACAAATGTAGATAACCACGATACGCATTCACATTTAATCATTCGCAACTTTTACAAAAATAGCCGCGCGCAAAGAGGGACACCATTTGTCCGCAAATCAAACAACATTCTAGGGTATTGCATTAAAAAAAAGGGGCACCATTCTGCGCCAGTTCGAATTAATGGCAAACAATCTCCTAAATTTATTGTATCCACCATGTTGAACAAACTCAGGAGTTAAAATAACTAGGCGCAAATGAATTTAGAAATTTTATTGAATTAGTATTCTAATTAGTATTCTAATTAGTATTCTAATTAGTATTCTAATTAGTATTCTAATTTATATTCTATTATATAATATAATGAACATTCACAACAATGTATATGTAGACAAAAGCTCAAATGGTCGCGTTGACATTATGAAACAATATGCAGAGCCAAATACCAAAAACTTATTCGCCATGTATGATAAAATTCCAAGTGCGCAACAAAACACAAACTATAGAGAACCCACCATTGGATTATGGGACGACACCACATTGTCTAAACTATTCTTTTCAAAACAAAATATAACCATTTTACAAAACGGCATTCGCGCAGGCGTCTACAATAAATCAAATGGACAATACGTAATTGGAGTGCAAGATTTAGACGCTCTTAAAATTATTATGCGCAGCGTGTTTTTACAATTCTCCGCAAACCATCTCACTCACATCACTGAACAAATCAGCGAACTCAACTCGATTGTGCTTAATTATGCCGTTAAACAAGTGTATGGCGAGGCTCAAGGATATATTAAGTATTTATATGATGCGAGCAATATGTATACGCCACTCGCACCACCTGTCATGTCTTCTACCAATGACAAACAACTGGAACTTAAGTCGTTCTTTTAATTTTTAATTTTTAATTGTTAATTTTTAATTGTTAATTTTTAATTGTTAATTTTTAATTTTAATTAATATTGCCTTAAAAAAAATATTATCAAATAATGTAGAATGACTTGATAATATGTTATGTTATAAATTTTTTATGCATGAGTTGCATTATTTCGCAGACGCGGCGCTCACCACTTTTAGTTTGGGTTTCTTCTTCTTTTCTGCCACCTTTACCTCCACATTAGATAGCATGAGTGCCCGTTCTTCCTTATGTTTCAAATATTCTACTTGAAGTTCATCCAACTCTCTCACCCACATTTGGTCAACCGTCGTATCCTTGGTTCTTATCAGCTCCGCCTGTTTTGCATCATGCTCTCTATTCAGTTTCTCTACCATTTCTTCCGTCACGCTGTCCATCGGCATCTTAATCAAATACTTGTAATCCTTCTTCGCGTCTTCGTCATCAATCCGACTGAACCCTTTGGCCTCCAGCATTTCAACCACTTCTTCCTTTTTCTTTTTTCTTAAATCAATTGTTCCCTCTAACAATTCATTTATATACCTGGCTTTGTTAGACAACAGCACCAGCTCTTTTTCTAGGGACGCGATAATGTGTTGCTTGCGCACGCCATACAGCTCAAGTCGCTTGCCAAAATAGTCGTCAATAATCTGGACCACCGTGTCATACTTTTTCAGCTTGTCCTCATAATCAAACAAGTGCATATTTGTGGAGCTGACACTTGTAAACAGTTTCAATAACTTTTCCACCCCATTGCACCCGTTTTCTTACATTGTCGCCTCTAACTCATCCAGTGCGCCTTTAGGAAAGTCGACAGTTACATCCACTAC